CGGAGGAGTGGTTACGTTCAATTTTGTTGTTGTTGAATACACAAAATCGTTCGCAAAAGCCGCAGTAGAAGGATAAAGTCGTGGATTGACAAGTAGTCCAATTTGACGATAATCGAGTTTTTCAGAACCCGAAATCGTAGGTATTTTACCACCCTCATCACCGTCTAATTCGACCGCAAACATAACGTGCGAGGCTCCAAGTTCATAAACTGGATCTGATCCATGACCATTTGTTGGTGGGATTGAAACGTCGAACTCAGCATTCGCGCCAGTCGCGCCTGTATCGTTTATCGTAACGTTAGCGTATGAGTAACCTGAACCACCGTTTAAAATATTCAAATCGGTGATAACGCCACTTTCAACTTTTACCGTAACATTTGCCCCAGTTCCGTCTCCAGTTATTACAACAATTTGAGCAGAGTTGCTGTTACCGCTGCTGATATAGCCCGTACCGCCATCTACAATTCGAATGATATCAATCGCACCAACGGCAGCTGATCTTGCTACAATAGTATCCGTAAGAACTGGCATCCAATCCTTACTCATAAACTTTATTTTCTTACTGGCTGGAATTGTATACAAATATTTCCACTTATAACCATCAGAAAGTTCAATAAATGGTTCTTCAGGTAATTGACCTGCAACCGTAATTTCTGGTTGGATGCCTGAGTTCGCGCCACCATTATTAAACAAGCATTTGAAAACTTGATCTTTCGTATTTCTGACGTAAAACTTTTTAGCGTAACGTGGTGTGCTATCGGTTATCTTATAAATTGAATTTGACGTAATATTGGAAGTGCTAAATCTAGTGTTTACTGTCAAATGGGTGTTATTGCTTACGTTAACAACCTCACGAGCAACGCCATTAATACGAATGATGCTATTTGTAGAAACGTTGGTGCTAAATTGAGTGTTGCTACCAATTACGATCACCCCACTACCCGCAACGTTGACTGTTCCTGGTAAAGTGTCAATTTTTACTGTAGTGAAAAGATCTACTTCATCATCATATTCATCATACGCTGTGTTTGCTGTCCAATCTTCTCTTGGGATAACAATTTGAATATCCGATCCTGTGACTTTCTTTATCGCAATCATGTCGCGATAAATTTGATTCTCATATTCTGTTGTTTCTTGGGGAAGTTCAATCAAACTATCCGTTTCATCCCATTGCAATGGGCGACCAATAGTCACATAAGTGTTTGCCGTGGCGCTCGCAAATACATTTGTGAATTGCTCCGCAAGTAATGCGCCAAAGTTTTTTAATAGTTTGCTACTGATGCTACTCATTCTTTTTTAAGCCCCAGGAATAATTTTATAATCTACGTTTGTGTATATTGGAGAAATTATATACACTTTACTGTTTCCTTTTAGATTCGTAAATACGGTATTACACGTTACTCTATTTGTGACGTCATTAATCGTTTCAATCTCAGCAGTAACTACCGTTCCACTATTGCTATTTGCTGTATTGGCGACATTTACACTAATTAAGTCGCCAATTTGCAAGAACGAACTCAATTCTATTGTTGTATCAAATACAGTTACAACATTTGAATTGGTTGTAACGTTTGCGCGTCCAAATCCAACGAACGAAAGATTACTTTCCAAAACGATAGAAGTATCTGTAAAAATATCAGTAATATATTTAGATTGCTCTCTGTAACTGTTTCCAGTATCGATAACTAAAATATCATTTGCATTTGCAGTCGTTAAGAATGAGGTTCCATTTCCAGATACTGCGGCTGAGTCAGCTGCAATGTTTATCGTTCCAACAACTGCTGCAATAGTTACAACATTTAAACTTTCTTCTTTCGCCAACACATTCAATTGTTTATCGACATTATACTGTCCGAATAGAATTTGACCTGCGGGATGAAGAGTATTTAAAACGACATTTCTGTACGCATCTAACTGCTTATCTGTTGCAATTACATACGAATAATCATTATATTTTCTAGGACCTTGCAATCGCTTACCCGAACTCAAGAATCCATCTGTATTGAAGAAATAGCCATCATATTGAATCACACCGTTCGCAAAGAATGCATTTGCTTTAGCGCGACCATCACCGTAGGTTATAACTTTATATGTTCCATTTGCATATTGAGCGACATTAAATGTGACATTTGAATCTGCTCTTACGTTTGCAGTTGTAAATGTATTTTGAACGTTAAGAGTTCCTGCATAGTTGTAGAGGCGAAGCATAGCGTTTGCTTCATCATAACTATCAATTAATGCAGTAAAGTCGATGCTGGCACCAGTATTTTGCCAAACTCTCTCACCAGATACAATGATCTTATCAATTGCATCGGATGGATTGACGTATATGTCTTTCACTTTCAATGAGACGTTTGGTGTTGCAATATAATCAAATCCGCGTTGAACAATACGAAAATCTTCAATTACGCCATTATCATCAACCGACGTATTTGCAATTTCATTGTTACTTAAGATACCAGCAATCAAAACTGCATTAGCCCCACCAGTTGTTTGAACTGAAACGTTTGGAGCAAGATAATAACCCTCTCCACGTTTAGTTACTGTGATTTCAGTAATATCACCCAAACCACCAACTGCAGAAACGTGAGCATTTGCACCATAACCAACAGAAGTTGAACTATTGAATAAAATTAAATCGTTGACAGCATAACCAGTACCGCCAGAAATAATTCTAACGTTAGCAATTTGACCCAGATCCTTCATTCTTGGACGATTTTCGATATACACTTTCACATTTTCTGTGATAAGCGCAGAGAATGGTAGGTCAACAACCAGTAATACTGATCCATCTTCTTGCGTTAATGCTTGAACAATTTTACGCATTTCGCGCGTTGCGCGACTGTTCTTTTGTACGATAAGAACGTATGAACCTTCGTAATACTCGACTGGAGAAGTCGACAAATATAATGAACGTGTGTTTGGACCAGCAAGAGGAGTCGTGTCAATTGAAATCATTACATCTTCATCAGCAACTAAATCGCTCGCATAGAACGTTTCAAATTCGATTGCTGGAGGACCAGCATATCCTGAACCGCCTTGACGAACCGTAACTACTCTAAGTGGAGCAACTTCTACATCCGAGAATGAAAATGCTTGACCTAAAGTTGTTGCAATTGTTGAAGTTCCAATATTGACAAATCCAAAATCAGCAGCTTGCAATTCTGTATCTTTCTTAAATCCAATTGTGTCAGTATTCAGAGATAAGGTCACAGCATTATCAGTATCGACTGCTCTCACAAAAATATTTGCACCATGACCTTCTGTTGGAGTTAATGTTGTGACGAATGTTCCAGTAAATGGTCGATAACCCAAACCTGCGTCGATCAAATCTACAGTTTCAATACCGCCTGTGCTTACATTTTTAACATAGGCTTCCGCTTTAATTGCATCTGGCGTTTTTGCTAAACCGCCATAAAACACAACTGGGTCACCTGGATATGAAATTGCATTTGTATCTGGGTCAATTTCTAAGCCACGATATTTGGTTCCTCTTCGGTTTGGATCTACTTTAAGATCGTAGATAGAACCAATCAATTCTTCGCTGATAGTAAATGTTTCTTCACCATCAACATAAGTTGTTGTGACTGTTTCTCCAGCAAAGAAAGGACGGTTTTTTTCGTCGTCTTTACTTGAGATAAAAATTTCTAAAATTTGTCTGCCCGAGTCACGATCGATAGTTTTATAGGCACCTTCAATAATTCGACTTGCTTTTGACAAATCGCCTGTGAGAACTCTACCTCTCAATAGAGTTGTATCAATTGCAAATAGTGTATTTGATGCAGTCAATCTAACTGCTTGAGGGAGAATCCATTTGCCGTGAGATGTTTTTAATATATCATCTCTTGGACTATAAAGATCTATATTTGTATTGAATAATGATCGAAACAAAAACGCATACGATAAGTTTGGTTGAGTTCGTAAAGAATTAATCTGTTTTGCTAGTTTAGTTCTGTCGAGGGATTGTGATCCACAATCGTCAACCGCAAACTGTAAAGTGCCATCACTACGAACTGTTGTCGAAGATGCCGCAGTATTCGAAGTGCTTGTGTTCGATGATGTGTTTGAGGAAGTATTTGAAGTTGGCGAATTAGGATTGCTAGGATCTAGAGGAAAGTTTTGTAATTTAGATTTTGTAATTAATTCTTTAAATGCAGATTCATCTAAATCGAATAGATCCTTTAACTTTTTATTATAATAAACAGTTCCACCAAGTTCTGAATCTTCTAACCATTCATAATATGCTTTTAAAAATTGTACGAATTTAGGATGATCCTCTCCTACAAATGATGGCACTTGGGCATCAATTAAATTCGAAATATTTTCGTTCAGTTTTGCCATTTTATGCTTCGATTGGTGTCAATTCTACGATAATACTTTGCGGATCATCATATTTCATAGTTATAACTTTATTTCGTACCGATTGGAAAACCGTTGTTTGTGGTTTTGCGTGTATACTTAATTGTTTACTATCATTTAAGATGTCGAAAAAGTTGACATTATTCAACACTACTGTTCCATCTTCATAATTGATTGTGCCAATATTATCGCGCAAGATAACCTTTTGTTGATTTTCGTCAAAATAGTAACTTCTTAATGTACCGCTCTTTCCTTGCACAACAACTTTTGCAGTTGCACCACGAGCTTCTGGTCCACCACCAGAAATTTTAACAGTTGCTGTGGTATATTCAAATCCACGCTTATTAACATTAATGCTACGAATTGTTCCGTTATTAATCACAGCGGTTGCTGTTGCACCAGTTCCATCACCAACAATTTCAATTGTTGGCGTTTCAGTATAATTCGTTCCTGGATTTAAAATCTCAATTGAATCAATACCTGAGAATGAGAAAGGGACCTCTTCAATAAAGCAAGAACGAAGAGTATCCGTAGAATCGAAAACGGTAAATTCAGGAGAAGAATATAAACGATTGTCTGTAGTGCCGCGAATTAAAGGCACTCCGAAATCAAGAGTATATGATCTTGCTGACGCATTCAATAACGGTTTAATTTTCTTTTCAACGAACACATTTAATTCAGTACTCAAAATAGAAGGATCTGAATCGTCAATTCTTCTTATCAAACGAGAAGAACGGAATGATGCATTAAACTTATTCAACTCAAGATTGACAAATGATGTGACTGCGGCTTTAATCACACTTTCGACTTGTGATGGTGTTTTGTTCGTTTTTGCTGGATCATACGTCGACTTGACTGTTAAATTCAAATAATTATAATCCGCATCTATAAACTCTGGCGTAATTGTTAAAATACCAATTGGCTTTAACACAGTTTCTTTAATGAATTCTTTTTCAGTTTGTGTAATTTCAAATCCATCTCTCGGTTTGGCAGAAATATAAACTTTACCAATTTCTGGTGGATTTTCTTCCTCGCCGCTCCAAACGGTGACTGAATCGAAATATGGATATTTCTTATTGATAATCGCAATGTAATCGTTTTTAGTTACAGCGCGATTTTGTGACAAATAACCCTTTGGTGCACTGAAGCGAATACTTTCGATTGATTCAATATCTGCACCAGATGCAGCAGTTTGAACTGTTGTAACTGCAACGTTATTAAAACCTTCAATAACATCAATCATTGTAAATGTGTTGGCTCTATTTGCAAGAGGACCATCAGTAATTAAGTATGTCACAACAACTAGATTTCCATCTTCTAGTTTTTTACCAATAACACCATCACCAAAATAGATTTGATATTTGCCATTATCAACTTCATCAATATAATAAACTGTACTATTACTATCAACAGCGCTTGCATCTTCCGCCAAAATGTATTTTTGTGTTGTTAGATTGGTTGAAGATTGTTGAACGGTGACTTCAATTGTCGAAGTATCAATTCCAATATCAGGTATTTTAAAACGTTGTCTTGGATTAGAAACATTATCTACAACAAATGTGTAAACTAATGGTGTACCTTGTTTGATTACAGCATTTGGGTATGTGAATTTATTATTCGCTTTAGTTATGACTTTATCTTGCAACAAGACAAACGGATAGTTTGTTCCACTGATATTTTCACTTCTAAAACGAGTAAATCTTGGTATTAAAATTAGATTCTGAGTATCGCCAGCTGGAGGTGTAATTTCAATGTTTACGCGAGCAATTGGCGCCACTCTTGAACGTGGCGTGTAACCTAAAAGTTTGGCGTGCGAAACGACAGATTGACGAAGATCAGCAGTATCTAAGAACATCTCATTTGCAATCATATTGGTATAATATGACATGTAATGAGTATTGTATGCAAGAATATCTAACAGAATGTTTAATCCAGCACCTTCAAAATCATAATCTGTGAACTCTTCTCTCGTTTTGAGATAGTTCTTCAGATTTTCTTTAATAGTTTTAAATTCTAATTCTGTTATTTGAATTTTCGATTCTGTCATTTTAAATAACCTATCTTAATCTTTCTAGAAAAAGGTTTAATGTTACTGGTTCTATGCGATTAATTAAGAAAAACTCAATTGTAACGCTATAACCTTGATTTTCCTCATCAGCCTGAACATAAACATTACGCAACTTTACTCGAGGCTCATAATTGTTAATCGTAAGTGTGATTTCTTTTTGTAATAACGAGCCAGTTCCTGCATCCATTGGTTCGAACAACAAACGTCTGACGTTAGATCCGATAGATGGATTAAATGGCTTTTCAAAATAGTTTAACAAAATTAGGTTTTTGACCGCCGTTATAATTGCACGATCTCCAACCTTCTTATCAACATCTTTTGTGACTGGATTTATACTAAAATTTAAATCTAAATCTTTGTATAATCTTGATGCGTTTGATGCCATTTTTATGTCTGAGCAGTAATAGGATTATTTATTAGGTCATGCCAAACGATGGTAGCCTTGTTTGTACAATCTGTGATTGTTGAAGGTTGCATTCTTAGTCACAGTTGTGCCAGCTGGGCGGTTTCCAGATTTATTGTAAGATATGTGAATCCAAGGTAATCCACTACCAGTTGTCTTATATTCAAGCAACAATTGATCGTGCGGTACGTTATCGCGGATAAAGAGGACAATATCGTAGTATTCTGATTTACTCAATCCTGGGAACTGCATATCAGCGGCTTGTCCAACCTCGTGCTGCGAACGTCCAGCCGAAGAACCCTGCGGCTTACGGAAAGCGTTCGTAACGATCATATTTGAATATTTTTCTTTAATTGGGTCTAGGCAATTAACCGCAAGCAATTTAAGATTACAGACGATATCGGCTTTCGTTAGTCCACGTTGCGGAATAACAGGCTGTTTTTCTACAATTGCGTTTGAGGAAAGTTTACCCAAACTCCAGTACTTGGATAGCATCATATTCGGGTCAAATTCTTCCTGATCTGACGGAATACCGCAATCGTTCACCTTACCGCTAGGAGCTTTCGGTGGTTCTGTATTGGATTCATTTGTGACAATTTCCTTCAGTTCAGACGGATCATAGACACCGTTATCGATTTGTTTCTTGATCCATTCGTCTGCACCCTTCTCGCCCGCATCAAAGAAGAAGCCTGCGCGATCGGCTGGAGTTGGCTCAATGAAGCCAGCAGAAGGATTGCCGCACTTCGCACCTGCGCTCAATACACCAGAAACGAGAGAGGATCCATCCTTCAATCCACCTAGTGCGCCAGAAAGCGGACCCAATTGACTTTCGAAGTTTGAGAATTTAGTAATGTCAGCCGTTGATGTTAGACCTTTAGTTATGTCTTTAATTGCACCAACGTCAGCTGCAGCGCCAGATAGTGAAGAAGTTAGTGAACCAATTTCACCCATATTCTTTTCTAAGTTTTTAAATCCATCAGTAACAGCACTTAATTGCTTATTGGCGCCAAGTTGACTTGCAATACTTGAGATGTCTTTGATTTGATTATTCAAACCACCAAGATTTTCACTAAACGAACTCAATCCTTTAATGCCATCTTTAAATCCACCAACGTTACCCAAATCTGTAGGTAATGAATTAATTTTCTGTGAAAGTTCTAACACTTTGCCAGTTACTTCAGAACCAGCCAAGGTTTGAATGTCTTTACTTGCGCCTTGCAAGTCATTGAAGTTATCCACAATACCATTTATCTTGGATAGATTTGGAATCTTGGCAGTTACTTCTGGAATGTCTATAAGTTTATTTACATCACTGACGAATTTGTTTAGATCTGGGATTTTTGTCAGTTCTTTAGTTGCGTCCGAGATTTGTTTCAATTGACCCGCTGCATCTTTAATATTCTTTATTCCATCAATGTTTTTCGAAACGTCTTTAATCTGATCTAACTGACCTTTGAGTTGATCTAGATTGAAACCAGCACCAAGTTTATCTTTAATGGTGTCTGTAATTGAAGTAAGTTTTGAAACCTCACCTAGTTTTTCAGACAGCGCAGTTACGTCACCGAGTTTGGCGCTAATGTCGCCAATGTTACCCAAACTTGATGTTAGTGATTCAAGGTTCTCGAGACCTGGAAGTTTAGTTAACATATCCATTCCAGGAATATTTGCGAGATTTGTTAATCCACCCAATGCGCCCGTCAATTGAGAGGCTGCTGCCGCAGCAGCACTACCAGCGGCTCCAGCAGCACCTGCCGCTGCTCCAGCAGCTCCAGCAGCACCACCAGCAGCATCTGCGCCTGCAGCTGCACCACCACCGCCGCCACCACCACCAGCAGTTGGTGATGGTAAAAAGTCATTTGAAACGGCAAGACCGCTCTTGCCGATAATTACCGCAGGAGCGTCAATGTCTAATAAGAATCCACCAGTAACTCGAGTCGCAGCAAGAGACGATACCGAAACTTGACTGCCGCTGATTTTGACGGAGCCTAATGCATTTAAATTAATATCTTTTGTGGCATTTAAATCAATAGTACAATCAGATTGAATCTTAGCGTCGCCTTTGACTTTAATATTTGCCGCACCATCAACAGTGATATTGCATTGACCCATAACGTAAATGTTATCATCGCCCATGATAACTTGATAGTTGTTCTTTACGACTTTCTCAACTTTCGATCCAGAAGGATACATTTCATAAAATGTTCCTGTTCTGTGAGCGACATGTATACGTTCCCATTCAGGCGTATCGTCAACTTCAAACACATGACCTGATTCAGTTTCTTGAGCGTTGTTATATGGGTATGATGCGTTGTAGGCTGGACTTGGTTCTTTCCAAGAACCACCACCTGCAATTGGAACCTCTACTAGATTCTTTTTACGATCTTTAATTAGCGTTTGCCCAATATCTTCATTTCGAGTAAATCGGCTTGAAGATGGTTCACCTGGTCGTTCTGGATTTTTCTTCGGATCTTCATTTTGAATTTCAACGCCAGTGCCATCTTTTTTATATGTTCGCGATTTAACTTTTCTTGGGATTTTTGTCAAATCAGAACGTTGATCTGTGAACCCTCTAGAAAAATCAGTTTCACTATTATTGATTCCAGGTAAAATGCCCATAACAACTGGATGTTGTGCATACTCACCATCCATAAAGAAACCGCAAACAAATTCACCCTCTTTCGGAGCAAAATGTGCATCACGATTTACAGGCAACATAATAGTTGCCCATGGTAATTTTGTTGTTGGAATTTCTTGGAGATCTTCAGAATGCCAGCCAAAGCAACGAACTTTGACACGACCGAGCATTGCTGGATCGTTGCGATCTTCGACAACGCCGACCCACCAAACAAACCCATTTAAACCCATGTAATCTTTTGACATCATTATTTTTTAGCCTTCAGTAGCAAAGCGCCATTAGAAGCATCACTCAACGTTCCTTCTACAGCATCCTTAACAACTTCAAGATAAGTGGTATGGGCTGCTGGAGTAACCGTATGACGCACTCCCATCACGAGCATTTTACCAGAATAAAATTCATCTAGTTTCTGATCGCCAGTAATTGATTGCGCAAATTTTGGTAAATGGATATAGATAATATCCCCGACTTTAATGAAAGGATCTCCAGGTATCGTAACTGTCGCTCTAAAATTATGTAACAAAGAGTGTTCCATACTTCTAAAAATATACTGCTCTGAGTTATTTGGAAAGTCATCTAAATCTAAATTAGCAGTTGTCGAAACTGAATACTTCTCGAAAGATTGGAACGTTGTGAGTAAAGAATCGCCTTTTCTATTCGTTAAGTTGTTGAGAGGATATCCCTTACCCAAAGCAGGGTAATTTTGTCTATTTGTAATATTTAAATCGTTTTCCGTATATCTACGACGAGTAACATTAAGGTTTTTCATTCTACCAGCAAATCCGCCAGTAGACATTGTTGTGAGCGTATCGTAGTTTTGATTAATAATAATTTCATTAATACTGCTTGCGCTGACTTCTGGGGTTGGCGCATCTAAAATTTTAGGCGTCAAAAAATATGTTTTATAGATTTCACCATTTAATATTGATTCGAGCGATTTAAAATTATATCCATCGCGATTTTCATAAAAGAAAAAAAACGAACCACTTTTATTTGTTGCACGAGAAGCGAAATATTGAATTGCTTGAAACGGATGCATATAAGGTATTACAACGTTTGTTTCACCGAAAGCAGACTCAAAATTAGATAATTTCAGTTTACGAACGTTCACATTCAAATCATTACGCAATATTGACAGTACAGACGCATCGGCAGGACCAGTAAATGCGCGACTAATTTTATATTGATTTGAAACGAATTG